CTTCCTGGTCAAGTCATCCTTGAGTTGGATGATGCTCGACATGGACGTGCCCATGTAGCGAGTGAATTGATTCGACCGAATGTACTCGGCGAAAAACTGGTCGTCCCAAAGTTGTGGCGTCAACCCGGAGCGTGCCGGGGTTGTCACCATGTCAGCAGTCGCGGTCATGGATTTGGCCTCCTGGCCATTGTTGATCGGTGTGGGGGGATTTGTTTGGTCACGCCCGATCGAATGGCTCGGCGGCAGCCGTCAGCGCCCGTTAACCCTCGGCGGCAGGTGAGCGCCCGATTAGACCCCGGCGGCGGGCTTGGGCACGGCTTAGGCTTCGTCTATCGCCGCAAGATCTCCACGAGCGGCGTCGGCCCGGTAAACGCCGGCGCGCTGCGTCCTGCGACGCTGCGCGCGCTGGCAAGGCTCGGCTGCATCCCAGCCGCCGGCGAGGTGCGCGGCGCGGGTTGCGCAGCGGCGGCCTCCGCCTCCCATTTGGCGCGCTCTTCAGCGACCAGGCGGGCACGGAACGCGGCCGGGTCGTCGCCGATCTCGCGCTGCGTCCGCATGATCTCGACATGCTTCGCCGCCCATTCGAATGGGTGCGGCTGGCTGTAGAGCTTCTGGAACAGCGACGGGTCGGTCTGTGCGGCCTGTTTGAACTCGGCAATCAGCGCATCGACCTTCTCGGCGCCGAGTTCCTTCCGTATCAACATCTCGGATACGTTGAGGCGCTCGTTTAGCATCGCGCCGCGCACGCGCTCCACGAAGCCTTGTGGGTCTACGCTCGGGTCGATCGGCTGCGGCGGTTGCTGCGGTGCTGGCGGAGCGGCGGCGGTGCGTTTGGCTTCCTCCAGTTGGCGTTGCAGCTCACTTAGTCTGGTCTGGGCCTCGACCGCCTTCGCCTTCCAGTCGTGCCGTTCATGCCGCACTGCCTCATAAACGCGGCGCGGTATTACCGCCTCGCCTTCGGTCGGCTCCGGCGGCTCAGCGTCCTCAGGCTCCGCTTTTACTTCCGGCGCCGGCTTGGCGGCGATGTCGGCCTTCGGCTCCGGCTCCGGCTTGGTGGCTTGCGGCGCCTCGACCGGCACGGCCTCGGGTTCCGCGTCCCGCTTGAGGAACGCGGCGATTTCGTTTTCAGCCATGTATTACTGTCCTACGGTTGCGGATCATCCCGCCGCAGTTCGGGCACTTCTTGCCGGCCTCGCGCGGGCCGCCGCAGGCACTGCATTTCATGCGTTGGTTCCCTTCGGCTCCGGCGGCGCCATGATGTTCTGATGGATTTGGTGGGTGGCCGCGATCGTGTTCACCGCGCGGTGCGGCTCGTGCGCGGCCTTCGCCTCGTCCACCGCCGCCTTGGCGTGCTTGGCGCGCAGATCGGCCAGCGCGTGCGCCGCCGCCATCTGCATCACCTTGGGATCGATCTCGCCGGCATTGATCGCATCGAGCAGCGGCTGGCCGTAGCGTGCCACCGCGCCGCGGTTCAGCACGTATTCGCCCGCCTTCGCGGTGATGTAGCCGTCGTCGGGGCCGGACGGATCGCCGCCGCTCATCGGCGTGATCGGGCCGCCAGCGGCGTGCGATATTGTTGGGTTGTCGAGGTAGTGCGGCGGATTGAAGTTGTATCCGCCCTGCGGTGGCTGCGTCGCTCCATCCCGCCAATAATTATCGCGGGTTTCGCCCTGATATTCGCGGGCGTTCGGTTCGACCAAGGCCGGATCGTAGCCCAACTGATTTGGCGGCAGGTGGGAATCAAATCCCGTGTATTGCTCGTGGTGCAGCGGGGAACTCCAGTCGGCCGCCTGATCGCGCAGCGTCCGCGTCACCAACCCACCCGATGCATGCGGCACCATCGAGGCCGGCCCGACCGTGCCCGGCGCGCTCGGCGCATCCGGCGGGGCCTGATACGGCTGCCCATACGGCGGTGCGCTGAACTCGGCGTGCATGTCGTGCAACCCATGCACGGCGCTGATATTGCGTTCCTTGGCGAGCGCCGCATCGGCCGCGCCCTTGGCCTGCAGCGCCTGCACCGTGGCAACCGCGTGCGCCTGCTGCAACGGCGCCTGCTGCTGCTCCTTGGCCTGCTGCGCCTCCATGTGTTGCTTCATGCGCGACAGCAGGTCCTCCTTGTTGCGCAGCGACGACGCGGCAATCAGCACGTCGCCCGGTATCAGCCCCGGCTGCATGCCGGCGAGTTGCACCAAGGTCTGGAAGTTCTCGGCTTCCATCGTCGGCAGGTTGCTGCCTTCCTCGATGCTGATATCCACGTCCAAGTCGGTGATGTCGTTCTCGACCCGGATCACCTGTTGCAAGCGCGGGTCGCCCGGCTGCAATGGCGGCATCATGCGCTGCATCACCGCAGCGCGCTTCTCCTCCGGCATCTCGGCGAGTTCGTCCTGCAACGTAATCGCGCGGTTGATCCCGACCCACCTGGTATCATTCAATTGGTCGGTCACCCGCACCCACTTGCCGGCCCGCCAGTGCTCGCGCGCCGCCATCCACGCCATTTCATAAACGCGCCGGCTGAACATACGCAGGCTGTCCGCCAGCGGCTCGTTCTGCACCGCGCCGCCGGCCTGCTGCGCCAGGATCGCACGTCCGCTCAACTCCCGCGGATCGGTGCCCGACATCGCCGCGTTCGGCCCGGACAACTGCATCTCGGACGTTGCGTGCTGGAGCAACTGAAACTGCCCGGTAGCCAGGTCACCGCCGGGCAGGATCTCAAACTTCATGCCGGGCGTGACCTCGATATAGCCGTCCGGCCGCGCCACCTGGCGCCGCGCGTGATCCACATCATCGACCGCGGCTTTCTCCGCCACCACCTGATGCACGCTCAACAGATGCAGCGCCTTGCTGCGCCGCTTGTTGATCTCGTCCTGCAGCGAAATCCAGTTGCGCACCGCGCCGTAGCGCCAGTTGTCGGCGTTGATATACGCGCTCTGCATCAACAGCGAGCACGCCGACTGTCCGCGCCGATCCTTGAATTTGGATCGCTGCGGCTCGCTAAGAATGCCGGCCTTGGTGTAGTGCGCGCTCCACCATTCGCCCTTTTCGGTCCAATGGCACTGCGCCACCCGCACCCGCTCGCGTCTGTTGTCGCTCCACACCGCGAGCGCCGGGCGATCGTCGTAGCTGCCGCCGGTCGGGCTGAACGCATCGCCGATCACCGCCGCGGCGTCGGGATACATCTCCTCGCACTGGTCGCGATCCATCCACACCACGAGACCGCGATACCGTGCATCGGCGAAGTCGATGGCGCGCGAGTGCGGGTCCCACCACAGCCGCTCCCACGAGACGTGCGCGAGCGTGATGTCGGCGCCGCCCTTGCCGTCATCCTCAAGCCCCACCTCGACCGCGCCCACGCCCTCGATCAGCATGTTGGCGAACACCGCCGAGCGGATAACCGGATAGTTGTTGTCGTCGTCGATATACCGCAGCGCCTGGGTTGCCGCCTCGGCGCGATCCTCCTCGGTCGGTGTGCGGGGAAACGCTTTCGGATCGGTGCGCGCCTTGCGCTCCAATCCGCACAATAACTGAATCTTGTCGGCGATCTTGTTGATGGTGATCGGTGGCTGGCCGCGCAGCCGCAATGCCTCCCGTTCGGCGCTGGTCCACTGCTCGCCGTCGAAGTAGGCGCGGTCACGCTCCGACAGCGCGCGCGCGTCGTAGGACGATCTCTCCGCCTCCTCGAACCAGCGCACCAGTTTGACGTGCAGCGCGTCCTGGTCGTCGGCATACTCGTCCGCGTCCGGCGCGTCGGGCTCGGCAGGCGTCAGGACTTGGTTTAGGGTTGCGGACATGGATGATCTGGAAACCCTTGAGACTGCAATGCGCGCCATGATGAAAGCCAGCGGGCACGCTATGGATGCGTACGACGAGCTCGTGTTGCGACTTGCATTGCAAGCGATGGCGCGATTCCCCAGGCTTGTGCCGGGGACGGCGCGCGTGTTCGCCGACGCCGCAATGCGCGGGCTAACGTTTCAGCAGGCTGCCGCAGAGGCGGAGCAGGTAATCCAAAAGCACAACGCGCACTAAAGGCAGGCGCCGCTCATTCGTCCATCATCTCGGCGATCTGGCTCGGCGCGGCGGCGGCGGCGGCCGTCATCGCATCACGGAACCAGGGCAGGACTTCCTGCATGCGCCGTTCCAATATAGCCGCGTCAGTAATGCCTTCACTCTTGCTCTGAGTGAACGCCATTGCCCACTTCTCGGGGTCAACGCCGACCGCACGCCGGAACTGCGCGCCGCTCATCGTGGTGTAGTCTGGTTGTTCGTCGGTCAAGCGATTCTCCAATCCATAACATCCTCTGCACTCGCCCGCTCGAAGGCCCGCGCCCAGCTATCGCGCGGCGGCGGCGGCGGCTTCGCCGGCTGCATCTCACGCCAGGCCAGCGCCATGTAGGTGAACGCATCGGCCGTATGTGAGGCCCAGTCGTGCCGCGGCCGGTCGGTGAACGCCTTGCGCTTCTCGTCGTAGTCGGCGCGGTAGGCGCGCAACGCCTCCAGGCCATCGTGGCACTTGTCCCCGTCGAACCAGGCGCTGGCGAGCGTCACGCGGCCCGCGTTGATGCGATCCATCACGTTCTGCGCCGCAAGGATGCGCGGCTGCCGGTTGGTCAGGCTGGCCAGCGTCTCGCGGATGGTGCGCCCGGTGCCGAGCTGGCGCGCGTCGCCGTCATGCGGCAGGTAGTCGGTGCCGTAGGTATAACCCCGCGCCTCCAGCGCCGCGGCATAGTGCGGCAAGCCGTGGCCCGACGCCTCGTAGTGGTCGATGATCCGCAGTTCCATGCGCGAGACCTGGAAGAACCAGATGGCCGTGCTGTCGCCGATGCCAAGATCCCACGCAGTGTGGACAGGCAGCAGCGGATCGTATGGCACATCGGTGATGCGGCCCGCCTCCTCCGCCTCCGCCAGCTCACGGCCGAAGTAGCTGCCGAGGATCGCGGCATCGAATGAACACAGGAACTCCTGGGCGAACTGCTCGGGCGTGGTCTGTGTGCGCATGTCCTCAAGTTCGGCCGGTGACAGCAGCCCGGTCTCGTCGGCGCGCAGCACCAGCGAGAACCACTCGTCGGGATGCTGTTCGGCGAACTCATGCACGCGCCAGAAGTCATTGCGCCCGCGCGGCGTGCCGATGAACACCGCCCACCCCTTGCGATCGGCAAGCGTGGGGCGAAGCACCTCCGGCCATGCGCGCGGGCTGATGTCGGCGTACTCGTCGAGGATCATGCCGTCGCTGTAGGTGCCGCGCAGCCGATCGTAGTTCTCCGCGCCGTACAAACGCACGCGCGCCCCGTTGGGGAAGTTCACCATCAGGTCGCTCTCGCGCTGCTCGACGCCTGGGATCTCGGCGGTGAAGCGTTTCAAATATTGCCAGACGGTATCTTTGGCCTGTGTATACGTGGGGCTCAGGAAGCTGAACCGGCCATCCGGCTGCTTGCAGCGCAATGCCGCGTCGATCAAATCCATCACGCACGCCACCGACTTGCCGGCACGCCGATGCGCGACGATGCACGCCCAGCGTTGGCGGCGCGCGTGGAACGGCGCGAACTGCGGGCGCGCGTGATAGCCGAGATCGATGCGCCTGGTGGGCTTAGCCGCCATCGGGCATCACCTCGGCGAGTGCGATGTCGGTCGGCTCGGCGGCCGGCGGCGGCTCCGGTCGCGCCGCGCCGCACGCGCAGTGCTCGGCGTGGCTCCATGGCCGCTTGCCGCACTTGGCGCAGGTCCAGGTCATGGATTGCTCAGCAATCGGTTGCATGCGGTGTTCCGAAAGGCGCCGGACGCACCTGCAAGCGCGCCCGGCGGAGGTTTGGGGATGAATGTCCCGCCGCAGTCCCGAGCGGCGGATCGGATGCGGCGCCCCCACCAGGACACCGAATGAGGATTAAGGCAGCGGCGGCAAAGGCGCGGTAAGTGGCCGTTATTACGTCCGATAATCGGCCTTTGCGGACGCTATCGCCTCACCCAACAATATCCTGGTTCTTTCATCGTCCAGCGCTCATGCTCTGCGACCAGCCGCCACCCACGCCGCGCCATGAAATCCACATACGGCTCACGCCGCATCACGCTTCGGCCGTGCCTAACATCGTGGCACCCCTTACACAGAGCGACCAAATGTTTCGGATGGCATAGGATACCGTCCGCGTAGGTTTTGTGATGCGCAACGATAGCGGGCCAGCCGCAATCGGAACACCGCCCGTTAGCATTCTCCAGCACGCTATCCTGGAGCCTGTACCAGTCCTGCGTGTAGTACGCGTCGCCCCACGCCATCAATCGTCGCCGTCGCCGGCCTCGATTGCGCGCTGCACCCCGGTGCCGATGTCCACCGCTGCGGCCTCGCCGTCGATCTCGATCGCGCGACGCACGCCGGTGACGATCAGTTCGACGGGTCCGCCGTTGGCGCCGGTGAGCTGCAGCGGCAGCACCTTGCCGACCAGCACCATAAACGCGGAGGGGTTGGCTTTCGACTGCTGCATCAGGTAGTCGGCGCCGCCGGCCATGTTCAGCGCTTCAAGGATCATGCCCTTGATGTCGCTGTTCATCTTGTTCAGCGCGCCTGGCGGCCGTCCAGCACCTTCACGCTTGCCGCCGCGTTGTCCCATAATTGATCTAGCTCGATATTTAATCCGCGATACGCCTCACGCCGCGTGCGCCGTCTCATCTTCCGAGACAATGCGCTGTGCGGCATCGGGCCCGAAT